GAATAGCTCCTCGCCGAGTCGTTATCAAAGTGCCCCTCGGGAAACACGTGCGCCCCTGGTGCGCGGCCATCCACTTCCAGCCGCCTACTGTGTCGGGGTTAGCCTCCCAGGTGGCCCGCGTTGCCTCCCGGCTGGCGCGCATCATCTCTGTCCGGCTGATCCGCAAGGCCCGCGCCAGATTGCCCCCCATCTCGGCCCGCACAAGGCGCGCCACGTCGCGCGGGTTACGCCCCAGGGCCAGGCCGGATAGCAGGCCGTCCTGTAAAGCGCGGCTGGCCTGTGGCCCCAAGCTATCCAGCAGGGCACGTAGCGGCGAGCCATTGGCCGTGAATCCCACCATCTGCTCGATGTACTCGCGCGGTAGCCGATCCCATGCGATGTTGATGCCATAGGCCCGCGCCTGTAGCCTCACCGTCGTCTCGGCATAGGTCTCGCCCCACGTCACGGCAATGCGCTGGCCCTCGATGATCTTCTGCTCCGCCAGCGCGATAAAGCGCGCCATCTCTTGCCTAAACTGACGCTCTAGGCTGTCCAGGCGCCCGTACTCTAGAACCCACGAGGGCGCAATCGCTGCGTTGGCCGCCGCTGCCGCGTTGTATTGCCCGGCCAGCGCCTCGACGCGCTCGCGTAGCGCCTGCCAGATGGCACCATAGGCGCGTACCATCTCAACTGCCGCCGTGCGCTCCAATGCGATGATAGCCTGCCGATGCTGCGCGGCCACGCGATAAATCAGGCCGTCAACGTCTACGCCGCTCACGCGTCGCGCCCCTGGTCAAAGGCCGTAAGCAGCCCCTCGCCCAGCAGGGCGTTGGCCGTCTGTACCTCGGCGGCCATCTGCGCTATCTGATCGTCAGAGTAGCCAATCTCGCGTTGGATCTGCGCCATGCTTACGCCGAGCTGCTTTTTGATGAGCGCCTGCTCCAGCGTCGCGCTTTCGTCGGCGGGCATAGCATCGCGCCACATGGCCGATAGCCGCGCGCCCGCCTGCCCTTGCATGGCCAGGCACAACGNNGTTCTCCCACACGTTGCCCCACTCGGTTTGGGCGGCCTCGATCTTGGCGACCAGCCGAGACTCTGCCACGCGCATGGCCTCGCCGCTGGGAAAGTCGCCCTTCAGCATCAGGTAGTGAAGCGGAATGCCAGAGACGCGGGCGATCTCCATGCGGAACGACTCTTGCACGTCAATGAACTGCGAGAGGCCCGCCGGTGTGAACTCGCCAAAGCGCGCATCCGGCGCGGCCACGCTCCACACGCGATCTACCCCCGGCTCGAAGGGCGTCTGCTTGGGCCGCCCGGAGGTTTCGTCAATCTCAATCTCGATGCCGGTCACGTAACGCTGCGGCATGGCCGCAAACTCCATGACCACCAGCATGTCGGTGACTGACTTGTTGAGCGCGTCCTGGAGCGGCACAATGTCGGCCAGCTCTGAGCGCCCGCGTGTGCCATAAGTCAGATTGTTGGAAAAGTTGAACACGGGCACCACGCCCCATGGATTCACCAGCGGCCAGGCGACGCCCTGCTCCTCGAACGACTGATAGGCCGCGGCCTTGTCTGGCGCGTTGTCGCCCGCCGAGATCGTGATCATCTTTTCGATGCGATCCGGATAATACAGGTTCAGCCGCCAGTACTTGTCCTTGCGCCGCCAGAGTTTGCCTGCTTTGAGAATGCGCTCCGGCTCTTCATCGTCGCGCTCTATCGTCACCTGCTGCGAGCGGTTGGGATAGATGCGCGGCAGGCCCTCGCGATCCGGCCAGACGATGACATACCCGTCGCCCGTGATCTTGCCCTCGCGGTGTACCACGGCGGCCTGCGCGTCCATGCGATTCTTGAGCCACACGTCCCAGGCGCTTTTGACAACGGTTTCGTCACCGTCCTCGCTTGTGAAGCCCGTGATCCTGAGCCGCGAGGTTTGCGTTTCGATGACGGCCTGGCAGAGATTGTCCGCAAAGGCCGACAGGGCCTTGCCGAACACGCTTTTGAACTTGGCGGTTGCAAACGCCAGCCGCTGATCGCCGCGATAGTAGCCGCTCATCAGCGCGTCGTGCTCGGCTCTGGCCTTGATGCTCTCAACGGCCCAGGTTATGTCTTCTGCCATTTACCACGTCACCATGTCACCATTTTCCGGCTGACTTGCGGAGCCAGCATTAGCTCGGTCAAAGCCCACACCAGGGCGTCCATGCGGTCGGGACTCGGCTGGCCACTGTCAGGCACCCAGTCGCACATCTGATCCTCTAGCTCTGCGAACATGCCAACGTGATGCACCTTGCAATTATGAACCAGAATTCCGTTTGCAAAGAATTCTGGTTCATCTGCGATCATAAGATTATAGACAGGCAGTTTAGGGCCGTTTTCGACGGCGGTAATTCCAGTACCGTGAGTTACAGGAAGGGGAACAGAAGCGAACTCTTGTGGCGGTAGTAAGGAACTCCCTTCCACATTGCTCGCACACAATCGCCATTGGTGTTCGTCTTTCCCACCAGTCTTTTCTAGTCTGGCTCGCCCTTGCTCTAATCTCCTCTTCCCAACCTGCCCGATGGTCACGTTCTGCCGAGTGCTCTGCTGGCGCAAGAGAGACCAAGTTCCCAACATCATTGTTCGCGGGATTCCCGTCTCGATGGTGAATATGCCATCCATCAGGGATTGGCCCGTTACTGGCTTCCCAAACTGCTCTGTGTAACAACTCGTTTCCGCTATGGCGTCCTGCGCGATAGTACCCGTCTGCCTGCTGGTAGTATCGCTTCCCCTGAAACACGACAAACACCCTAGTGGGTTGGCGCGTGGTTGCCCATCGTCGCCGCGCCGCACACGCCTTGCACCGTCTGCCCGCCCTTGAAACCGCAACTCCGCATTCTGGACATGTGTGTTTTTCCATGTCGTAAGTATATCACATTTAGGCGCAAGTTGTCCAGCACGTATAAACCCGCGAGCGGTATGCACTGGATGATCGGCAGTACAAGTAAGTTTGTGATCCCCAGCATATAGACGAAGAGTGTCTAGCATACCAGTTTGCCCGCTCCACAAAACACGCCGTAATCCCTTGCGCGTCCAGACTCTATCATTGGTCGTAACCGATTCAATAGGGATCGCTCCCCGCGCCGTCTCTACCAGAGTCCCCAAAGCCAAACACTGTTCGTAAAGCGCCGCTACTGGCTCGGCCCGGGTGCGCTTGCCCCGCGAGGCGTGCACGCCCTTGTAGCTCACATTCTTGTCAACGGTGCGTATGGTCAGCTCGACCATTTCGCCGCCGTTATTCGTCTCCCCAATCAGCCGGTCAGCCTGCTGGGTGTGATAGGCCCCCACCGCCCTGCTGGCCCATTCGTGCGGCGATCCTTGCAGGCTCAGGTCGTCTATCACATAGCCCTGGTCGTCTGCTCCAATCCCTGCCACCACGATGCCCGTTTCATCGCCGCCGCTGGTGGCCGACGGGTCCACGGCTACAATCACGCGCTTGAGCGCCGGCGCTGCGTTGACTCGTAACGCCTCGATCTGGTCGCGTTTCCACAGGGCGCCTGGGTTGTCGTCCAGGATTTCGGCGTCAAGCTCCTGCCGACCCAGGCGAGTGCCCTGATAGGTCTCCAGGATGTTATCCAGGAACACCGGCGCCAGGTTGGCTACGTTTTCGAGCGTCGAGCCTCGCGTCACCACCCCGCGCCGATGAGCCGCTAACTTTTTAACGATGGGCGTTGGCCTGGGCGTGGTGGCCACCACCACGCGCGGATCGTTGCCCAATCGCAACCCGAACATCAACTGATCCCACGCCTCTGGATACCGCCACGCCGCCAGTTCGTCAGCCAGCGCTGTGTCGTGCTGCGGCCCACGAAGCTGGTCGGGCTGATCCCCCGAGTACGTGGTGGCAATCGCCCCGTTGGGCCAAGTGAGCCGCCGCTTGCTGGGCTCGTATGTTGGCCTATTCCACGGAGGCGAAATGGCCAGCAGCCCCGACTCTCCCTCTACCACCACATCGCGTACATCCGCCGCCGTGCGGGCCACCAGCGCAATGCGCTGTGCCTGGCCACTCTCTACCCGATAGCGCACCCACTCGTTGGCGACTCGCGTCTTGCCAAACCCGCGCCCGGCCAGCAGCAGCCACACAAACCAAGCGCCCTCTGGCGAGAGCTGTTTGTCTCTGGCCCAAAATGGCCAGTCGTACAGCAGCGCCAGGGCCTCATCAGCCGTCAGTTGGCTCAGGATCGCCGCCCTGTCCGGTTCGTTCAGCTTGGCGAGCGATGAGCTGTGCGATGCGATCTTTAACATCGGCTTTCAAGTCGGGCGCCAGATCATGCTCGGTTCTATCGGTAAAGAGCCGGTGATGCTTGCCCAACAGAGCAAGCGCCGCTTGAGCGTCGTATAGCTCCAGCTTGGCACCAAACTTGTCGCTGGCCTCCTGATAGCTTTTGATAAGGTGCAGCTTGCCCGCGGCCTGGGCCGTTCGCATGTCCAGCCACACCGCGCCGGTATCCTCATTCACACGGACAAACTCGGCCATCGAGCCGCGGGCGTGCTCTGCCAGCCTCACGAGCACCTCGTCGGCGGTCATGGCTTTCTCGGAGAGCCGCGCCTTGATGGCGGCCTGGATGCTTATGTTTGCTAATAGTTGAGCCCCGACAGAGTTGGCCTGCCCCTTGTATCCGGCGCGTCGAGCAGCCTCACTTGCGTTCCAGCATTGCAAGTATTCCTCGATAAAGATTTGCCGTTTGGCAGACAGGCCCACATCACCAACTCCCAGGCAACAAAAAACCACCCGCAGGGACGACAAACGTCCATGCGAGTGGCTCATTTTCGCGTTGCGCCAGTACACCTACAGAATAGGCACAACACAGTAAGGGCAGACGACTATGGCAGAGCAAGGGCGTAGGATGATACGCTCGCAGAGCCACGCTTCGCCTTGCTCATTGACCAACGCCAGCTCGCGTCCGCATTTCTCGCACTTCCAGGGTTTCATGCTCCTGCCCTTTCCGGTGTTAGCCTGCTATGCGCCTTATCTCTTTTGCAGCGTCAAAGTTCGACAATCCCGCCATCGGCCTCTCCAGCCGCTCGGCAAGGGCCAGCAGGGCGGCGCGTTGGGCGTCTTTTGGCAAGGCGTCAAACAGACCTGGCGCCTCAATGATAAAGTTGTCGCCGCACGCGAGGCACACGCCTATAGTCCGTCCGCTCTGGATCTGCCCCTTGCCGACTATCTTCACGTCATCGCTACCGCACCGCTTGCAGATGCTCACGGCTCCACCTCCCGCCCCTTTTTGCCTTGTCGGGGGTTGTACACCCAAACATTCTGGCACTTTGAGCACACCATCCAATCATGATGATCTTTCGGCGTGTAGCGATACTGGCCAGGGCCGCAGACTGGGCATTCGTATAACGCCCGCATCAGGCCCCATGTCAGGCCGCCCATGTCCGCTTGCGCGCTGTTTAGCTCAGGATGGCGCTCAATAAACGACATCCCTTCCGTTACTACCGTCTCCCCGATGTCGCTCACGGCTCCACCTCCCCCAGGTCGCCAGGCAATAGAGCGGCCTTTGCGTCGCGTTTCCGGGCCCACGCGCGCTGCATAGCTTTGCGTAGAATAGCCTCCTCCTTAGTGCCATAGTTGTTTTCCAGAACCCTAAACGCGGTAGCATCGTCATCCATCGCTAGGCATAGCTCCGCCAGCCTCTCCGCCCTGGCCTTTTCGGCGGCCAGCTCCGCCCGCAGCGCGTCGAGTTCATCCAGCATCGCGGGCATGTAAAAGTTCGCCACATGCGCGGTTTCCATAAAACCGCCCTCCCAGGACTCCTCAAGCCGCGCCCTTACCATCGCCGTTTCTATCACGCTACCACCTCCCTCAACTGCTCCACCCACGCTACCACCTTCTCTCTTGGCTCATCATACACCACACCCCGGATCAACTCCTCGCAGCAGATCGCGCACAACTCCGCCACACGCCCCGGCGCCTCTGCCAGCAGCAGGCCGCAACGCGCACAGTCTACACGCCGATTGTTTACCTTGCGAAGTTGCCGCTTGACGATCACCAGCGGCTTGGTGTTCGGACGGCCCACGAGTCTGTGCTGTGGCCGCCGCTCGACGTTGTGCGCCGTCAGCGCGTTGCTGATCTTGCGGTTGCTGATGCCGGTGCGCTCCCGAATCTCGGCATAGGTCAGGCCGTCGTCGCGGTACAGGCTGGCGATTGTTTCCAAGGGCAAATCAGTCATCTGACGTTTCCTTTCAGCATCTCGGCCATCGCCTCGCGGAGGGTTACTCCGTGAAGGGCTGCATGGAGATC